CTTACGACGAAATTAAGTCGTCGCATCCGCGGCCGGAGGGTCACTCCAGCCTCCACCGCTCTTGGGATATTCGTAAAACTATCCCAATCTCTCGTAGACAGCTTTCTCAGCTGTTTTAAGAGGAGCCCTATGTCATCGTATTCTCCAACGCGACTCACGTCGACAAGGATAGGTACGATCCATCCTTCCCAGCCCCAAGGGGCTGGGTTGGGGCGGCATTGATCGAAGGTCCCAATAAAGGCACCGTCGCCAAAGCCGTCAGGAAGCAGTGGTTTACGCCACTCGTTTGGAACATGGCCTCGCAGCCATGAGAGAAGGTCCCGCATTTTACCGCGGTGCCACCTCGAATTCCAAATATTCCTCTTACACCACCGATAAAGCTGGTTGTGTAGTAGAAATACGTCCGTTTTAGTTTTCGGACGCGATTTAACGTAAAACGGCGTGACGTCATATCCGAGATAGTAGTGTTTACCACAACTCTCACGGAAGGGCCCCGAAGTGTGCGTCTTATCGACGTTCACTTTGAATCCGCAATACTCTAGGATTACAATGAGTAGTGCTGAGGCTTCTCGGTTGATGATGAGATCATCACCATAGACCGATATGACGGCGTCTTCAATCTCAAGGGCTTCGGTTACTGCCCAGCAGAGTCCATAGAAAATCAAGGACTCGAGCTCGAAAGTATACCCGTTACCCATAGAGCTGAACTTCCGATAGAGGATTCTCTCTCCGGAAGGAAGAACCCCAACTGGCGATCGGCACTGCTCAAGTGCCTCAAACCAGTCGGTAGGTAGAAGCAAGCGAACGAGCTCGTAAGAGACCGTATCGCTTGCCATTGACATGTCGATGGTAGCCAAGTTCAGTTCCAAGCCCTTGCGGGCGAGGCTCTGATTCCTTGACTGGTCATCTAAGTCGACCCCTACCTTCTTCAGACGAGATCGTATCAAGCTCCCGATCCCTTTTTGAATGTACATATTCATACAGGGCTCTTTCGCGATGACACGATCCGTCTTATAGTTCTTCGGGACGGTGATCACCTTGTTTCCGGACCGCACTACTGGTCCAGAACCTCCGTCTTTATAGACGCTCTCTTTCCAGAGAGGCACCATAGCAATTGCTGCGGTAGCGAGGGCAAGGTTTCCTGCTGTCGTCTCCGGCTTACCGGAGAATTTGTACGCGGCATCAGATCGGCTTCTGGGCAACCTAGTGGTTGAACCCGGACCAAAATCGAAACCGTGCGAGGCAGAGTTCCAATCAAAAGACCCTAGTATATGAGAAATTTTTCGCCTTGCCTCTGAAATTAGAGACCAGACGGACGTCTTACTTGTCGAGTAAGACGCCTTATCATATATGAGTCTGACGTTGGTATCCCTGCACATCGTCTCTGCGGTAGTAAACCTCTCAAAGGCTTTTTCCTGTTTTAAGGTTGAGACGTTTCCATCATCAAACTTAGACAGGAGCTCCTCGAAGAGATAATCTACTGCGAATCGACCGGCAGAATCACCAAACCGTCCGGAGCCAAGTGGCCCTGGGCGGATGGTGCTACCGAGCGACTCTGCTCCTTCCCAATTCGTAGCTCTTGCGAGCTTTTGAACGAACTGGGAGAAGTCAAGAGATACAGCGACGTTACGACGCCGATTACGGCGAAGAGGCTTGCTAGCCATAGAGATACTCCAATAGTTAGTAAGCCTACCCAGTGGGGTAGGCCTTTAGGCCCACTCTTTACGGAGAACTTAGTAGATGGGTTCGACATTCTGCGCCACCGACTTCACAGTCGCATGACTCAGAAGGTTCGACATCATCTTCAAGAGGTTCAGCCGTTCCTGGGAGGACGACGATTGCGAGAAGTTGAACGTAAGCTCACAAGAGCTATTACGCACAACCGTTTGCACGCCGTTAACCGTCGCTTCAACGGGATCGTTGGTCTTGACAACCAATCGATACGCACCCGTAGCGCTAGCAGGCTGACGCATCTCGACCGACAAGGTCTCGAATGCGGCAGGCATACTGCCAGTGCGGTTCGCCAACTTCGCCAGAGATCCGTCAGTAGTGACCGGAGCAAAGGTGTGAGCGACCGGGGTAGTTTCGTCATCATTGATGACAATGTTGCCAATAGCAGGCATTTTATTTCCATGGTTGGAGAATGCTCGTCAGGCGTAAGTAGGCTATTATCGCCCACGACGCGCAAAGTACGATGTATCAGCACTTTGCGTTGCTTGAGACAACAGCGAAAGACCATTCGCCATGTGGCCCAAACTTAGAGGATTTTTCAGCCTCGGCAGGTGAGGAAGAGGACTCGCCGGTAGATTTGTCCGGTTTATTGTCTTCTTCCAATATCTGCTCTTCAGGGAATTAGAACCACCCCTGTAGGGCAGACCCAACCATGTTCCGGTTGACTCCTGTCTGCTGGTCCTGCTACCACTGAGGTAAGTATACCCCAGTGTGGCATCCAGCACTTGAAACCAATCGCCCACGGGTAAGAACCAATCCAGCACAAAGCTGAACGGTACTCGCTCGTAAAGAAGGACGAGAGGATTCGTGATGCCAAGTGACGACAAGTGCATGAGCACGTCATTCGTTGGGATGTAATCCAATCGAACGAAGCAACCATCACTGTATTCACTGGCATCGCTCGCGGCC